GGGCCCTTGCGACCGCCGCCTCCGTCGAAAATCTCTCTCCGCCACCACACCGCGACCCTGAGCACTCTGTTACATGACCGGCCAGCTACGCCTCCCAGGCACCGCCACACGGCGCAGAACCGGTCGAATCCGTCGAGGATTGGACGAAACCGTTCGAGCCATGCGGGATACGGGCCGACTCGAAGCGATCGACGCGGGACTCCTCGCGCTGGCCCGGGTGGCGGCCGACGAGCTCGACGCGGCGTGCCGGGACACCGACGAATCCCGCTACACGAGGGCCACGCTCATCGCCCGCTACCACGGAGTCCTCGACGCCCTGGTGAACCGTGACCCCGGCGACGACCTCGCGGACCTGGCCGACCTGTTCGCCGAGGACCTCGACACCCCGCCGCGACCGTCCGAGTAGGGGCGCCGGCGCCGCCCGGATCGCCGCGCTCCTCGGCCGACCGCTCGCCCCGTGGCAGCGCGCCGTGGCCGATGTCGCCGGCGAGCTGCTCCCCGACGGCCGCCTCGCCTACTCGAGGGTGGTGCTCATCGCCCCGCGCCGGGCCGGGAAGTCGGTGCTGCTGCTGGCCGAGGGCCTCGACGCCGGCCGCCGCGGCCGGGGACGGCGGGCGTGCTACGCCTCGCACCGCCGGGAGACCGCGGCGGCGATGTGGCGCGACGACTGGCTCCCCTGGGTCAACGAGAGCGCTCTCGACCGGTTCGTGGCCACCCGCCGGGCTAACGGGTCCGAATCCATGACGTGGCGCCACACGCGCAGCGCCCTGCGGCTCCTGCCACCCGACGGCGACGCGATGCGATCGCTCGCCGCGAACCTCGTGATGGTCGACGAGGCCCGCGAGTTCACCCTCGGCCAGGGCCTCGCCGTCGAGGCCGGCGCCCTCCCCACGTTGGCCACCGGCGCCGGCGGCCAGTTCTGGGTCACGAGCTCGAGCGGGGACTCGGACTCCGAGTGGCTCATCCGGTGGCGTGACGCCGGCCGCCAGGCCGTCGAGGAGGAGCGTGACCGGGGGATCTGTTACGTCGAGTACGGCGCCCCCGACGGCGCCGACCTCGACGACGAGGCCACCTGGTGGGCCGCCCACCCCGGGCTCGGCCACCACGTCCTCATCGACGCCCTGCGCACCGACCACGCCCTGATGACCCCCGACACGTTCGCCTCGGAGTACCTGGGCGTGTGGCCCTCGGCCCGGGTCGATCACGAGCTCGTCGACGCCTGGGCCGCCAGCACCGACCCGGCCGCGACGCTCGAGGGGTGGCCGGCGTTCGCCGTCGAGACGACCCTCGAGCGCGACCGGACGGTGATCACCGCGGCGGGTACCGACGGGGCCGGGCGCCTGGTCGTCGAGGTCGTCGACGACCGCCCCCATGGCCCGTGGCTCGAGGAGCGCCTCACCGAGCTCTGTGAGCGCCACCACCCCCTCGCCGTCGCCTGGGACGCCGGCGGGCCCGTGGCCGCCTCGAGGCGGGCGCTCGACGAGCTCCCCGCCGCCACCGCCCCGCTCAACACCCGCGAGGTCGCCGCCGCGTCCGGGCACTGGCACGACCTCGTCCTCGCCGGCGCCGTGACCCATCGCGACGACGACCGGCTCACCACCGCCGTCGCCGCCGCCCGCCGGCGCGCCGCCGGCGGCGGCTGGCTCTACGACCGCCGCCAGCCCGAGGCCCTCCCGATGCTCGCCGGCGCCCTCGCCCTATGGGCCTACACGGACCGCACGAGAACACCCCCCACGATCACCTAGCCCATGTCGTGACAACACCGTGTGTTACACAGGGCCGTCCAATGCCCCGGGGGCCGAGGCGGGCACGATCCACCGTCTCGGCCCCCACCCGGCCCGTAGGCGGCCACAGGGGCCGGTAGACGGGACCATTCGGTTACGTCATGGTGCGTGCCATGGCGCGATCCCGCCGCTTCCTGCGGTCGCTCCCACCCCCGCCGTCGCCTGCCGCGGGCGCGCCGGGTCGGCCAACGCCGACCGGCCCGGCACCTGCCGGTGTGACATCGCCGGGAAAATCTTTCCCGGGAATGTCACCTGTTGAGGCGGCCATCTCTGCCGTGCTCGCCCAGCGGGCCCGGGGCTACGAGCTCCTCGACCCCTACTCGCTCCCCGTCGTGGTCGCGTGCCGGGGCCTCCTGGCCGACACCCTCGGCCAGCTCCCCCTCGTGACGCTCCGGGGACGGCGGCCGCTCCCCCGCCAGCCCACCCTCACCCTGCGCCCCAACCCCGGTGAGTACCGGTGGCTCACGTTCCACCGCATGACCAACAACCTCACCCGCTGGGGCTACACGTTCCTCCGGGTGACCGACTGGACCGCGGCCGGGAACCCCGCGGCGGTCCGGGTGCTCGACCCGTCCTCGGCGTCACCGGTGTGGGATCCCGTCTCCGGGGGCCTCGACACGGTGTGGCACAACGGCGAGGAGCTCACCCCCGGCCTCGACGTGATGTGGATCCCCTACCGGGTCGAACGCGCCGGGTCCCTGGGCGAGGCCCCCCTCGACGCCTGCGCCGAACCCCTCCGCCTGTTCGGGGAGCTGTTCAGCATGGCGGGCTCGTATTGGGAGACGGGGTTCCCGTCGCTGATCGTCGAGGTCGCCCAGCGCCTGGCCCCCGGCCAGGCCCAGGCCATCAAGCAGCAGATCATCGAGTCGATGGCCGGCCGTCATGAACCCGCCGTCGTCGACCAGGACGGCAAGGTCTCCTCGATCGGCTCGTCCGCGGTCGAGGCCCAGCTCGTCGAGTCGATCGCCGTGGCCAACGCCGAGATCGCCCGGGCGTTCCTCATGCCCCCGTCCCTCGTGAACGTCGCCAGTGGTGACAGCCTCACGTACTCGACGGTCGAGGGTGAGATGCGCCGGTGGCTCGCCACCGGGCTCGGCGCCTACCTCAACCGGTTCGAGGCCGCGTTCGACGACCTCACCCCCCAAGGGCAACGCACCCGGTTCGATACCACCGAGCTCCTCCGCGCCGACCTCGCCGGCCGGGTCGAGGCCTACTCCACGGCACTGGCCGGCGAGGCCTGGCTCACCGTCGACGAGGTCCGCGACCTCGAGGGCCTCGACCCCCTGCCCGAACCCGATACCCCGCCGGCGCCCGAACCCTCGACGACCACGCTCACCGACGCCGTCCCCGGCGCCTAGACCACCGGAGGCCCCATGGCCACTCAACCCCTCATCACCTCAGCTACTCATGTGAGGGCGCTGGCTGAGCTGCCGGTTCGTCCCCTCGTCGTGCACGCCCGCCGGGCGTCGGCCCCCGCCCTCGTCGACGAGGCCGGCTCCCTGCACGGGCGCCTCGTCCCGTGGGACACGCCGGCCGAGGTCCGCGACGAGGCGGGCCAGCCCTACACGGAGTCGTTCGCCGCCGGCGGCCTGCAACCCCCCGCCGGTCAGATCATCCCCGTCTACGCCGGGCACCGGGCCACCCCCCGCGGCATCGAGCGCGGCCCGCTCGTGGGGCGGGTCGATGACGTCGAGGCCCGCCTCGACGGCCTCTACGGCCGGGTCGTCCTCGCCGATGTCCCCGCCGCCACCGAACTGCGGGCCCTGGCCCGCACCGTCGGCGCCACGTTCTCCGTCGAGTTCACGGACACGGCGCCGCCGGCCGAGGTCATGGTCCGCACCAACGCCGTCCTCGAGGGCCTCGCCGTCCTCACGCTCCCCCACCGGGGCGCCTACGCCGAGGCCGTCGTCACCGAGGTCCGCGCCGCCCCCACCGACCCCGACCCCGACGACGAGGACGAGGACGAGGAGGAGGGCCAGGGCGACGGGCCCGGCCCGGGTGAGGGTGACCTCGACGGCGGCCTCGTCGAGGGTGGACCGCCGCCGGCGGCCCGGGCCGCGATCCGCCGGGAGGTCGCCCGGATCATGGGCCGCGGGATGGCCCGCCCCCTGGCGCACCCGCTGGCCCGGTACGCGGGCCCGTTCGAGTTCTACGAGGCCGCCCGGGCCAGCTCGTCCGATGAGCTCCCGATCCTGTTCAGGGACGCCTACCTCGCCCACCGCGACCGGGTGTCCATGGCGCGGGCGTTCGTCGACCAGGTCACCACCGACAACGCCGCCCTGGTCCAGCCCGGGTGGCTGAACGAGATCTTCGGGATCCTCGACACGGGCCGCCCGGTGATCAACGCGATCGGCACCCGCCCGCTCCCGCCCAACGGGATGGAGGTCGACTGGCCCTACTTCGACGGCGACCTCCACGCCCTCGTCGGCGAGCAGACCGCAGAGAAGGGCGACGTCCTCTCCGTCAAGGTCAGCTTCAAGAAAGCGTCGACGCCGATCAAGACGTACGCCGGCGGCTCGGACATCTCGTGGCAGTTGATCCGCCGGAGCCAGCCCGCCTACCGCGACGCCTACCTCAGGATCTTGAACCTGGCCTACGGGGTGGTGACGGACAACGTGGTGGGCGATCTGCTCCCGGCGGTGCCCGGCCATCAGACCGTCACCTATGACGTGGCCGCCGCCGACCCCGACGGCGCCGCCCTCAAGGCCGCCATCTTCGAGGCCTCCTCGAAAGTCCAGGTGGCCACCGGTTCCCCGGCCACCTGGGTCCTCGCGGCGACCGACGTGTTCCTCGCGTTCGGGGGCATGCCGTCGATGGTGGCCTCGCCGTACGGCACCCAGAACGTCCCCGGCACCGCCACCGCCTCGACGCTCGACGTGAACATCTCCGGGCTCAAGGTGACCCACGCCCCCGACCTCGCCGCCGGCACCGCCATCGTGAGCAACTCCCAGGCGTGCGCGTGGATGGAGGACGGCCCGTTCGTCGTGGCGGCGCCGGTGATCCCCAAGCTCGGCGAGGATGTCGCCATCTGGGGCATGGGGGCGTTCGCCGCGTTCATCCCCGCCGGCATTGTCCTCCTCGACGACGGCCTCCCCCTCGCCGCCAGCTCGTCCCGGTCGAAGAAGGCGAGTGACTGATCTGGAGATTGCCGCGGTGGTGGCCGGCCGCATGGCGGCCGTCCTCGGCCTGCGCGACCCGATCCCCCCGGACCGGGTGACCGAGGCCGCCGGCGCCGCGGTGGCGCTCGTACGCTGGTTCATCTACGGCGACGTGCTCATCGCCGGCGCGCCGCCGGTGCCGGACCTTCCCTCCGGCGAGGACGCGCTCGTCGGTCTGACCGCGCTGGGCGTGCGCGTCTACCACGACCCCGCTTCACCGGGCGGGGTCGTGGGCGGCGACGCGTTCACCGGGACCGCCATCCCCGAGGACATCCTCGCCCACGTCCGCCACTACTTCGCCGGGCACCGCCGGTCGTTCGGGTTCGCATGACCCCCGCCGAGCTCCTCGAGGTGATCCGCTCGGCGTTTCAGGCGGGTACCTCGGCCGTCACCGCCAGCCATGGCGCGCCGGCCGAGGTGACCGCCACACCCGCCGTGATCCTGCGGCCGGCGGATCCGTTCGTCGTACCCAACCGCCGGGCCGGCCCGGTCGCCGAGGTCCGCTGGATGGTGCAGGTCCTCGAGGGCCGGTTCGACCTCGAGGCCTCCCTCACCCAGATCACCCTCGGCTACCTCGCCGCCGTCAAAGGGCTCCGGGCCGCCGGCGTGGGGCAGATCGGCCCGCTCGGCCAGATCGAACCCACCTCGATCGCGGACGTCCCGGTGATCGCCGGCACGTTCCTCGTCACCATCGACCACACACCGGGAGGCCCGTGAGATGGGCAACTACTTCGATGACGTCACCCTCACCCTCACGGCCGAATCCGATGGGGTCGCGGTCGACGTGTCCTGCGACGTCACCGCCGCCACCCTCACCCCGGACACCCCGGAGGAGGTGCGCAAACGGTTGTGTGGTCAGAAGACCGTGACCGGTACGACGACGTGGACGCTCGAGCTCACGTGGGACCAGAACTGGGCGACCGGCGCGACCGGTCCCCCGGTGGTCGACCCCGGCCTGTCGACGTTCCTCATCGACCACAACGGTGAGCTCGCCGACTTCAGCATCGTGTGGCCGCTCGAGGCGACCGAGGCCACCGGGGTACTGCGGTGCAAACCGGGGGCGTTCGGCGGCACGGCCGGGGAGATCGCCGAGGCGACCTTGACGCTCGGCCTCGACGGCCCGCCGACGTTCGGACCGATCACCACCACCACCACGACGGCCGCCGGGGACGAGGACCAGGCCGACGACGAGGCGACCTATAAGGAGAGCGCGGCGTGACGACCGAGCTGTCGCTGAGCTTCACGTTCGACCTGACCATCGACGGCAAGGAGCTCCGGGTGGTGAACCGCCCGGGCGATGTCGTCCGGTTGCGGGCCCTCGCCGGTGGCGGGGACCGCCTCGACGTCGAGCTCCGCTCGGGGGGGACCGCCTCGTATGAGGTCATGTTCGACTTCGCCTGGCAGGCCCTGCGCCATCACCCCGGCTACCCGCTGATCGAACGCGACGAGTTCCTCGACCGGTGCGAGGGGTGGTCAGTCGTGCGCGACGAGGAGGGTGTCATCCGCCCTACCGGCGCGGATCCGTCGAGCGCACCGTGATCGAGCTCGCCATCGCCACGCACACGGCGCCCCGCGACTGGTGGGACGAGGATCCGCGTTCGATCGCCACCGCCGCCGCGGTGCTCAAAGCCAACAGCGCCCGGCAGCGCCAGGCCCAGGGGCGCCGGCGGTGAAGGTCACCGTCAAGGTCGAGGGCCTCGACGAAACCCTGCGCGCCTTCAACAAGTACGGGAAGGACGCCAACCGGGAACTGCGCCAGGCCGCCGGC